AAAGTTCGAGAAAATCAAGGCGTGGACAAAGGTTGCTGTTGAAGCCGCAGAAATGATTTACAACGGTGCGGGTCGCGGTGCGGAGAAGAAAGCCTATGTACTGGAATACTTGAACAGCAAGGGTTATAAACTCGACTCCGACACCATTGACAAGCTGATTGAGTCCGCTGTCCTTGAGCTGAAAAAGGGCTAAGTTTACCCCGCCTAAGTAGTCTAAGTAGTTAAAAATCGGTTTTTGCGTAAACTTTCGCTTAATACGCGCGTACTTAGAGGAAGTTACACGCAAAACCCGAAAAACAACTACTTTGACTACTTAAACCCCCTCCCATGGCATAGAAAAAGAACGCACGATTATCGTGCGTTCTCTATTCTGTAAACAAACCCAAAAGTGTGTTTTATGAAGAACACAGAGTTCGGATTTGCACTGTTTGGTGGAGCATAACACCCAATATCCGAACTCGTGAGAGTAGCGGTATTATTGCCCGAAAGATTGAATGTTAGCACAATCCGCTTTCCACCATCTTCATCGTCATACACATATACAGAGTTTACCAATGTATCAATCACGCGCCGTTGGTAATCCTCATCAGCAACATTCCCGCTCTTGAACGAAGTAAGCCAATACCTAATGCGGTTCTCGTTCAAGAGCGGTTTTTTCATTTCCTCACGGGCGATACGCCCCTCAATATCGGACTTCTCCTGTTCCAGTTCGTCAAGGCGGTCTTTGGTAGCAGAAGTAATGATACCTTGCTCTATTGCGGAGACAAGGTTCTTTATTTTTTTCTGAACATCTTTCAGTTCAGCATTGAGACCGTCCAAGTAGGTGGTATCTGCTGATTCTTTTTCGATGATTTCCATAGCCCGTTTTGCAATAAGGGCGATATTCTCATCAGTCAACACATTCCGAACTGTATAGCGGACTACCAGTTTCTCTATCCAGTCTTTTCGTTCGGATTTCTTTTTACAAGCGTGTTCCCGCTTTGCCTTTGTGCATTTGTAGTAATGATGCACCTGCCCTGTTTTTGATGTGCCACTCTCACCGACCATCGGACTACCACAATGACCGCAGAACAGTTTGGTAGTCAGCAGATAGTTTTCGTGGGCTTTCGCCTTTGCCCTCGCTTTCCCATTATGCTTGAGCATAGCTTGTACTTTCTCAAACAGTACCTTGTCTATGATAGCGGGCATACCATCGGGAATAACAATGTCCATGAGCTTGTATGTGCCGATGTATTTCTCGTTTCGGAGAATGGTCTTGAGACTGTTCTTGTTAAAAGCGTTACCTCGTGCTGTCTTATACCCTTGTTCGTTGCAGTAGTTGATGATTTGGGTAGCCGACATACCATCAGCGTAGAGCTGAAATATCTCCTGCACGATTTTTGCCCCAACAGGGTCAACAGCGTACTTTCTGTCCTCACCTACGGTATAGCCAAGCAGGAGGTTTGCACCACCAGTGGCAAGACCTTGGAGGGCGTTCTCTCTGATACCTCGTTTGATGTTACGGGCAAGGTTCTCTGAGTAATATTCGGCATATCCCTCAAGGACAGACTCAAGGATAATGCCCTCCGGCGTGTCCGGCATGGGTTGTTTTGCGTAATAGACCCGTACCCCATTCTTTTTCAGTTTGGCTTTATAGATAGCAGAGTCGTATCTGTTACGGGCAAAACGGTCAAGGGTGTACATGATTACCGCTTCAAACTGTCCCTTTTCGCTGTCCTTGATGAGACGCTGAAAGCTCGGACGATTATCTGTTTTGCCGGAAAGGGCGCGGTCAATGTATTCGTTTATGATGGTAAATCCATTTTTGATTGCGAACTCGTGGCACTCTCGGAGCTGACCCTCTATAGACTCCTCTCTTTGATTGTGGCTCGAATATCGAGCATAGATTACTGCTTTCGTAGTCTCACCTCCAATTCACGCTTTCGGTAAAGTAACTCAATGGGAATGACGCGCTCAACCGATAGCGTTTGCTTTATCCCCCTCGTATTCTTTTCGGTCTCCGAAATCATAAACCATTGCCATGAACTCATGCTTGGCTCGGCGAGGTAACGCACGATAGACCTTTAGAATGTCCTCCTCGTCCTCATTTTCGGGTACAGCTTTCTCACAGCAGAGGTCTTCTTCATCGGCAAAAAAGTCCATTACAGAGCATTGCAGAATTTTGGCGAGAGCAAGCAACTTCTCTTGGTTTGGTATAGAACCTCGTTTATTGATGGCAGTCGTGTATGAAGACTGTCCATTTTTTATTTGTTTGATAACGGCGGTTAGGTTCGTGCCACGCTCGGCACAGATACGATTGATGTTCTCAGCAAAAGTCATAGAGTTCCCTCCTCGGAAAGTAATTCGGATATTTTGAATTTACCTCTTGACAATTCAGATAATAAGAATTATACTAAGAACAAGAAGTTCGGAATATCCGAATTGACAATAAGAAACCGACCTCTCGAAAACGGCAATTTTCGGGAAGTTGAAGCGGATTAGTCCTATAACAATAATAACAATAATTCGCCTTTTTGTCAATGGCAATTTCGATTTCAAGAACCACGAAAGGAGGAAATCTCGATGAGTCAGATTCAGAAGCGAATGGAAGCACTTGGCGTAAAGCAGGTGGATATGATTCTTGAACTGCGTAAGCGAGGTATCACAGTTCAGCCGCCTGAAATGTCGAGTATTATTCGCGGGGTCTATACCTATCCAAAGGCGAAGCGAGTCCTCGATGAATGTGACAGAATCCTCACTGAACTTGAAGCTCACTGAGTCACAGGTGAGCGACCTCGCAAGACCATTGATGGGGATTTTGGAACGGTTCTACCAAGACCCTAAGAACGAGGAGGACTATCAAAAATGGCTACTGAGTGTAGAAGAACTAAAAAGCGAGTCAATAGAAACCGACTCGTAAGATTACTTATCGTCCTTGTAGTAATTGCGGCTATCGCGTTCGTAATCGGCAGAGTGACCGCTCCTGCAAAGACAAAAACCGTTACCGTCACGGAGACCGTAGAAGTCCCTGTATATAGCGCAAACAAGCTCCCCGAAACATCGGACATCTTCTATTTCGATGTTCCTCTCTCACATAGCTTGCAGAGGTTCATCTATGAAGTGTGTGCCGATGAAAATGTCCCTGTAACACTCATCTATGCAATGATTGAGCATGAAAGTCAATTTGACCCCGAAATTATCAGTAAAACGGACGATTATGGACTCATGCAAATCAACGCGGTCAACCACACATGGCTCAACGAGGAGTATCGGTGTGCGGATATGCTCGACCCTTATCAGAATGTGTTCTGCGGCGTGAAAATCATCGGGTCGTATGTCAGCCGTTATGACGGAGACCTCACGAAAGCTCTTATGGCTTACAACATGGGTGACTACGGTGCGCGAAAAGCATGGGAGAACGGGGTCAAGGAAATTGTCTATTCCAACACGATTCTCGGTCTCATGCAAAATTACGAGGAGGTGCTTCAAAATGCCAAGAGTAATTGAACTGTTGGATAAAAAAGTTGAAACCCTGTTCAATCGACAAGATTTTGAATATCTACTCGAACGGTACATGGGGTACGAAGCGGTTCAGTATTTCCGTGATGTGATTGAAGAAATCGAGGATTCCTGCAACGGGCAGATTGATGAGCTTACCGTACAGAACGAAAACCTCCGTGAAAAATTGGAGAATATTCGGGAGGTGTGTCGTGAGTAACAAGAAAATCGGCAACGGCTTTGAAGCTGAGTTCTGCGACCTGCTGTTTCAACACGGCTACTGGGTACACAATCTCGCGCAGAACGCGGCAGGTCAACCCGCAGATGTTATCGCAGTAAAAAACGGGACACCGTTTCTCATTGACTGCAAAGTATGTTCCGGCAAAGTGTTCCGTCTGTCCCGCATTGAGGACAATCAGCGAATGTCGATGAAGCTATGGGACGATAGTGGAAACGGTACTGGTTGGTTTGCAGTAAAGTTCGACAAGAACATTTACATGGTAGAGCTTTGGCAGTTTGACCTTGCCGATAAAGCAAATCTCTCCGAAGAATGGTTCACCGAATATGCTGAAACCCTTGAGGAATGGTTAAGGCGGGGTGTTGCGGCATGAATGTAACTGTATCAAATGTCCTCACCATCGAGAACCCCACGCAGGACGCATTGATGTGGTGCAAACACAACCTCACGATTACGAACCCCGAATATACCAAGAAAGCCCGTATGCACTTTTGGCTCGGAAATACACCCGCAACGCTGACCCTGTACGAGACGCGCGGCAACACCTTGATTCTTCCCTTTGGGACGCTCCGAAACCTGCCGGACTGTATCGCAAAAGAAAGCACCTTTCAGAGCGCGTTTTCTACCCCTGTGAGCGTGTCTTATGGCGGGGTGGATATTCCACTCTACGATTACCAAAAGACCGCTGTGGACGCTCTGTACGCCGCGAAATACGGTATCTTGCAGAGCGCGGCAGGTAGCGGGAAAACGCAGATGGGGATTGCCCTTGTAAAGCGGTTCGGAAAGCGCGCCCTGTGGCTCACCCACACGCTCGACCTGCTCCGGCAGAGTAAAGCTCGTGCCGAAATGTATATGGACTCAGACCTCATCGGAACTATCACAGAGGGTAAGGTCAATATAGGTAAGGGTATCACATTTGCCACTATCCAAACGATGTGCAAGCTCGACCTCGCACAGTACAAGGACTTCTTTGATGTGATTATCGTGGACGAGTGTCACCGTGTAGCGGGAACACCTACCGCTATGACGCAGTTCTACAAGGTTCTGAACAGCTTGTCGGCACGACATAAAATCGGTCTCTCCGCTACGGTACACCGCTCGGACGGAATGATTGAAGCTACTTATGCCCTACTCGGTCATGTGGTTTACACCGTTCCCGATGAAGCCGTGGGAGACAAGATTATGAAAGTAGGTATCACCCCTGTTGGGACAGGCGTGGAAATCAGCCGCGAATGTCTGAACTCAGACGGTACGCTGAACTACACAAAGCTCATTACCTACCTTTGTAACGATAATTACCGTATAGCGTTCATAGCGTCATGGATTGTATCGGAAGCAGACCATTCCTGTCTTATTCTGTCCGACAGACTGGAACACCTTGAACGGCTTATGAACGCTCTCCCTCGAAGCATGAGGGAAAATGCCGTAATGGTGAGCGGCAATATGACAACAAAAAAGGGAAAGGCTGAACGAGAAAAAGCGATTGAGGATATGCGAAGCGGTAAAAAGAAGTACCTGTTCGCTACTTACTCCCTCGCAAAAGAGGGGTTGGATATTCCTCGGTTAGAGCGGTTGTTCTTGGCAACACCCAAGAACGATTACGCGGTTATCACACAGAGTATCGGCAGAATTGCTCGTACCTTTGATGGTAAAGAGGACGCTATCGCCTATGACTTTGTGGACAATATTCCCTATCTCGTGAAGTCCTATAAAAAGCGGTGTACAACCTATCGAAAGAACGGGTGTTACTTCCGCTATACGGAAGGAGAGTGAGAAATGAGACTGATTGTATACGATGTTGAGGTTTTTGCCTTTGACTGGATTGTAGTGTTCAAAGATGTGGAAACGGGGACGCATACGGTCATTCACAACGACAGCGAAGCTCTCAGAGAGTGCCTGTATGACGATGGTATCTATGTTGGATTTAACTCCAAACACTACGACCAATTCATCATTAAAGCCGCCGCAAACGATTTTTCCCCGCAGGAAATCAAGCAACTCAACGATTTCCTCATCGGCGGCGGTCGCGGTTGGGAGTATGCACCGCTCAAGGCATTTTACTTCCGTTTCAACAATGTGGACATTCGAGATGATGTTCAGTTGGGTCTATCCCTCAAGGCTATTGAGGGTCACATGGGAATGGATATTCAAGAGACGGAGGTATCGTTTGACCTCGACAGACCGCTTACGGAGGACGAGTTGCAACAGACCGTTCACTACTGTAAGCACGATGTTGACGCTACCCACGAGCTGATGAAGCTCAGAGCGGACTACCTCAAGACCAAAAAGAACCTCGGTAAACGAGCAGGAATTGATGAGGTTAAGTCCCTCGCCGCCACCAATGCCAAGCTAACCGCAATGATGTTACGGGCAGAGCGTAAAGAATGGGACGATGGGCGAGAGTATGTCTATCCGGCAAACCTCGATACCACCGTTATCCCAAAGCCGATACTGGACTTTTTCGAGACCATTCACGATAAGTCCATTCCCGATGAGGTTCTGTTTAAGACCTCATTTGAGATTGAGATTGGCGGTATGCCCTGTAAATACGCTTGGGGTGGTGTCCACGGCAGTCTGACAGGCTATTACGAGGAAGCAACAGAGGATAGGGTCATTCAGAACAGAGATGTATCAAGTCTGTACCCCTCTCTGATTGAGATTTACAACTACTTGTCCCGTAATGTCCCCGACCCCGAACTGTTCTACGCTATCAAGCGTGACCGTATACAGGCGAAGCACAACGGGGATAAGCAGACAGCAAAGGACTTGAAGCTACCGCTCAATACCGTGTCCGGCGCACAGGAAAACCGCTACAACGACCTGTATGACCCGCTCCCGACCCGCTCTCTGCGAATATCGGGACAGTTGTTCCTAACGGTACTTACCATGCGTCTGCTGAACGCCTGTAAGACGATAAAGCTCTTGAACCTCAATACCGATGGTCTGATGTACTCCATCGACAAAACGGAACTGGCTCTCGTGGACGAAATCGTCCACGCTTGGGAAGCGGAAACGAAGTTCGAGCTTGAGGTCGATGATATTCAGCGGGTTTGGATTAAAGATGTAAACAACCTCTTGATGATTAAGACCGATGGTGAGGTCAAGACGGTTGGCGGCTATCTGAACTATGGCGTGTCCGTAAAGGGTGCGTGGGCGATAAACAACAATATGGTTATCGTCAAAAAAGCTCTCATTGAGTATTTCGTCCACGGTACACCCGTTGAGGAAACAATTAACGGCAGTACGGATATTTTCGACTTCCAGTTGATAGCAAAGGCAGGTGCGAAATACCGTGAAGCCTATCACATTGTCGATGGTGAGCAAGTCCCGGTGCAGAAAGTAAACCGTGTATATGCTACGGCAGACGAGCGGTACGGGAAATTATTCAAGGTCAAAGCTGAGACGGACGCTACTGCGAAAATCGAAATGCTCCCCGACCACTGTATCATCGACAATGACAATCATCTAACCATAGACGATGTAGACAGAACATTCTATATCGAAATGGCAAAAAAGCGAATCAATGATTTCTTGGGTATCAAGCCCGAAAAGAAAAAAGGAGGAAAACGCAAAATGGCTACTACTGCAAAGAAAGAGACCGTCACTCTGAATGTTTATCAGAAATTGCTCAAGGCAAGGGAGATGTTCCTGCAAGCCGATGTGCAGAAAACGGGTAAGAATATGCACCTGTCGTTCAAGTATTTCGAGCTTGACGATATTGTGCCTACTGCCACCCGCATTTTCAGTGAGGTCGGTCTTATCCCTATCGTGACCTTTACCTCTGATGTGGCAACGATGAAGATTGTCAACATCGACAATCCCGATGAGGAGTATATCCCGTTTGTTGCCCCGTTCAATCAGATTGCTCCGATTATCAGCAACGCCGGAAAACAGGCTACCAACGAAATGCAAGCTCTCGGTTCTTCCATCACCTATATGCGCCGCTACCTGTATATGATTGCGCTCGATATTTGTGAGAGCGACAGCATTGACGGTGAGCTTGGCAGACCTACTCCCGCACCCGCTCCGAAAGCTCCTCCGGCTACTCCAGAACAGCGACAGGAAGTGAAGCAGGAACTCACCGCCCCGCAGGACAACGCAACCCCATTGCAGATTAAGGGTCTCAAGGCAGTGCTGAAAAAGCTCAAGGACGCTGACCCGACCAAGGAGGAAATGATTGCTCAGATTGCAGTTCAGACGGAGGGCTTTACCTCTATCAGTAAGTCTGACTGTGAAACACTCATTCAGAAAATCACCGCTATGCTTGAGGGAGGTAACGAGTAATGGAATGGCTTGACAGCAAACAAATTAAAATCAACCCGCCGAAGCGCACCAAGAAAGTCACAGGCACTCGCTTTGCCACAATTCTCGGTCTGAACCCGTGGTCTACTCCGTTCGAGATGTGGCTTGCAATCACCAAAACCTATGAGACCCCGTTTGAGGACACTATCTACACCAAGGCAGGTAAGGCAATCGAACCGAAACAGGCTGAGTATATGAAGAAGTCCTACGGCATGGACATCATCACTCCGACTGACCGCTACGGTGAGGATTATTTCAAATCCACTTGGGGCGATTTCTTCCCCAACAGTAAGCATTTCGGCGGTATGTGGGACTTCCTCGGTGTGGACGAGGACGGTACGGTTGATACGGTTCTCGAAATGAAGACCACCAAGCGTATCGAGGACTGGCAGAATGACGCTCCCGAATATTACGCTCTGCAAGCCGCCCTCTACGCTTACCTGCTCGGTGTGGACAATGTGATTATGGTCGCGTCTTTCCTTGAAGAAAAGGACTACGCTGACCCCACGAAGTACACGCCGAACATCAAGAACACCATTACTGTGGAGTTCAAGGTGAGTGAGCGTTACCCCGATTTCGAGGACAAAATCAAGTTCGTTGAAAACTGGTGGGCTGAGTATGTGGACAGCGGTATTTCCCCTGTCTATGACGAGAAAAAGGACGCTGAACTGCTTGCGGCTCTGCGTACTCACAGTCTTGCACCCGACACCGACATCAACGCCCTTATCACCGAAGCGGAAAGTCTCAAGAGTGAAATCGACAAGACCACCGCTACTATCGCCGATAAGGAAAAGCGGCTCGGTGAAATCAACAACATCATCAAGGAACACGCTATGGGGCAGTTCCGTGACGGTGATAAAAAAGTTGAAATCAAGGGCGCGACCTACACTTGGTCGGTGTCCCGCTCGGAGACCACGACCATCGACAAAAAGGCTTTGGAAAAGGACGGTCTGCTTGACAAATATCAGAAGAAATCTGAACAATACCGCATGACGGTGAAATAAGGAGGGTAAATAACATGGCAAGAATCCCTATGACGAGTGGTTTCACTCTTATCCCGGAGGGAACTTATGTGTTCCGCATTTACGATGTGTCCTACGATGAGGAGTTTGGCAAGATTGAGATTAAGCTCGTGAACGCGGCGGGTATGACTCAGACCGAACGCTTCACCATCAAGGACAAGAACGATGAACCGAACGAAAAGGCTCTGAACGCTTTCTCCTATTTTGCCAAGACCGCTATGGGCGATTACACCCTTGAGGACATTGACCCGATGGAGCTTATCGACCACTTTATTGAAGCGGAGGTCGTTCACACCAAGCTCCCGTCCAATAAAGACCCGAACAAAACGGTCACTTTTGCAAATCTCGGTGATAAAGCTCCTGCTGAGTATTTTGATACCGAACCCGTGTCCCGTGCGCTGGCGCTCGGCAAGGACAAGAACGCCGCTCCTGTCCCTCAGAAACAGGTTACTGCTCCCGCTCCTGCCGCACCGAAAAAGGGTCTCGACCTTGACGCACTGCTCGGAGGTTGATGGGTATGGGGAGCGAAAGCTCCCCTCCCTCTAAAGGAGGTGTCGTAAATGGAATTACAGGACAGTGGCAACCGCAGAGAGTTTGATTCCGGCGCAGTACGCGATATTTGCGAGGGCAAAGGCAGGTGTGACCTGCTCCCGCTTGATATTGTCGCTGACATTATGGACGATGAAATCCTTTGTTACATCGACCAGTATGTTCGCTCCGGCAACAGAACCTCTCTTGTAAAGGCAATCAAGTCTTTTTCAGAAGCTCGATACGGGACTCTCAACACAGCTATGTTGGAAGTCTCCAAACACTACGAGGACGGTTGCAACAAATATGGTGAACGGAATTGGCAAAAGGGTATTCCCCTCCACTGTTATATCGACAGTGGTGTACGCCACTACATCAAGTTCACCCGTGGTGACGATGATGAACCTCACGACAGAGCGTTCCTGTGGAATATGCTCGGTGCGTTGTGGACGCAGAATTACCACCCCGAATGTTGCGACCTACCATTCACTGAGGAGGTGCAGAAATGACCGATAAAGAACGCCTTGACCTTATGATGGCAACCAACCTCTCCGAAATCGTCAAGGAGGATTTTCTCAAATGGCTTGCGGAAAACGGATTTTTCACCGCCCCGGCAAGCACCAAGTACCACGGTAATTACGAGGGCGGTTTGTTCGACCATTCCTTTATGGTGATGAACCTGCTTGTGGAACTGTCGGCGGCGAACGGTCTCAAGTGGAAACGCCCCGCGAGTCCGTTCCTTGTGGGTATGTTCCACGACCTGTGCAAAATCGACCAGTACCGCATTGACAACAGCACTCCGTACACCGTGGGTGAACCTACTCGATATGAGTATAACCCCAATACGATGTATAAGGGGCATGGTGATAAGTCCATTATACTGCTCTCTCAGTTTACAACGCTGACCGATGAGGAGACCGCCTGTATTCGATACCACATGGGCGCGTTTACTGAGAAAGAAGAATGGCGAGATTACACTCGCGCCGTACACGCTTTCCCGAATGTCCTGTGGACGCACCAAGCAGATATGCTTGCGTCTCATGTGGTAGGGATTTGACGATGGCGGTATTCAAGAGAGCGAACGGTCACATTTTCGGCGTTCATTTTTCTGCCAAGGAGCAGAAAGCGATTGACGCTGAAATCCTCCGACAGTGCGCGGAGTACGACAAAAAGAACGCCGATGAGGTGGACGCGGTTATCCTGTGGTTACTTCACGAAAAATTTGGGTTCGGTAAAAAGCGTCTGAGGGCGTTTTACGATTCCTTTTCCACTGAGCTTGACGCACTGGTTAAGCGGTATGAAATGGGAGACGAGGACAAGGCGTGGCTTTGCTCCCGAAAACTGAGAGATTACGGAATTGACATTTCCGAATGGAATAAGGAGGAAAAGAAATGAGTTACAAGCTCAAGACTGCAAACGGTAAGGTTGCTTTCCTGCTCAAGACGGGTAAGGATTTTGTGAAAAATCAGATGGCGGTCGCTTCCGCACAGCACATTATCGACACTGGTGAAGTCAAAAAGTCCGATATTGAGGGCTACCCCATCAATGTGGACGATAAGTGGTACTTTGCCGGAGAGGTGTTCAAGAAGTCCGCTTCCCGTAAAACGGAGGGCGTTGCGGAATGAGAACATTTTACTCCGAATATGTCCAACACTGTATGCGTTTCTACGCTCGTCACACTAACCCGAAGTTCCGCAGTGACGCAGATAAAAAGAATTGGTTCGCCTGTGATAGCGCACTGAAAGGCTTTACGGACAAGGAACAGGAAATGCTCCTTACTATCTACCGTGAGGGAGATACGATTCCCGATAACATCTACAACCTGTCCGTTGCGTTGGAGATTAAACAGGATATTCTTTGGAAGCTCGTGAATGAGCTTGAACGCAAAGTTGCGAAAAGGAGGGGACTTGTGTGACCTGCTACGAGAACATACCTACAGAACTGAAAAAACTGAATCAGTGGGTTTGTACTCGTGGGGATAGCAAAGTCCCGATGAAAGCATGGGAGAATGAAGCCGCGTCCTCAGTCAACCCGCAGACATGGGCTGATTTTGATATGGCGCACAAATCCGTGTCAGAGGGTCACTACGATTACTGCGGGTTCGTGTTCAACGACAACGGACTTGTAGGTGTGGACATTGACGCGGGATATGACGAGGACGGGTTTCTCTCTCAGCTTGCCGCTGACATTATCGGTAAGTGCCAAAGCTATACGGAGAAATCCAAGAGCGGACGCGGCTTTCATATCCTGCTCAAAGGAGACTTGCCCTTTAAGGGCAAGAACAACCTTGCGGGTGTGGAGATTTACAAGTCCTCCCGATACTTCATTATGACAGGCGATACGCTCCTCTATCGCACCATCGAAGAAAATCAGAGTGCGATTGAGTACATTGTCGAGAAGTATTTTCCCGATACCCGACAGGAGAAAGAGACTCCGACCTTTGGTGGTCGTATCTACTGCCCGATATGGGAAATGCCCGAAAACAATCGTATCAAGCTCCGTCCTGTCTATCCCCGCATACCGAACGGAAGCCGAAATATCTGTCTGACCTCCCTTGCGGGTATGCTCAACAACCAAGGGTACAGTAAGCAACAGATATATGACGAACTGCTCTACTGCAACACAGTTGCCTGTGACCCTCCCCTCGACAGAGGTGAGATACAGACAATTTGTAACAGTGTGACACGGTACAAACGATGAAATACGAACCCTATCACGCGCTTATAAACGCGATTATTCTGCAAGCGGTCAAGGATTACCGCACAGCGTTGGACGATGGGAACACCTCCGGCATTGCGGAGTGTGAGAGGTTCTTCCGCTCGGATTGGTTCACTTTCCTCACCGATGTTGACGGAGAAATCATTATCCGGCAGGTTCAGCGGGAGATAACACGAAAAAGATAAATAATTGCACAAATAATATTGACAGATAATCTTTTTCGTGTTATACTCCAATCGTAAAGAGACAAGAAGTAGTCTCAATAAGATTAAGGAGGTTTATAAAATGACTGAGTATTACCGTGGGGACATTTTCTACATAACGCCGTTTTATACGGTCACTGGCTCTGAGCAGAGAGCGGGGAGACCCGGCGTGATTGTGTCGAATGACACAAACAACAAGTATTCTCCGAATGTGGAGATTGTATTTCTGACCTCACAGGAAAAGAAACCGCTCCCCACCCATGTCCCTGTGATGTGCCGTGTTCCGTCCACTGCCCTCTGCGAGAATATTCAGACGGTATCGAAAGACAGGCTCTCCACATTCATTAAGTCTTGCACCACGAAAGAGCTGAAAAACATCGACAATGCTCTGCGGGTGTCCCTTGGTATCAGCGACTCCTCGCCCGTTGGGGGGGGATTGAGGAAACAGCACCGCAGGAAAGCTCACACGCAGAGGTGGAGCGAGACCTTTACAAGTCTCTATACGAGCAAATTCTTGATAAATTGATGGGAGGAAACAACCGATGATTAAAGTAGAAAACATTGAGACTTGGGGCTTTGAACACGCTATCCGTGGTATGAGAAACCCCTTGAACAGTTGGTCGAGGTCGGATAGCTCCTTTGGGTACGAAGCGTATTCGGGAGAGTTTGTTCCCGATTTGAAAATCGGCGAGAACGACCTCAAGCTCATGCGACAGCTTTATGTCGGAGGTCAGCCACACAGAAAGTACCTCAGACAGATTTTTGCAGTCATGGACATCACTGCCCCGCTCTATTGGTGGAAAGAGTTCGATACCTACAAGGTAGGCACGACCGCCAACTCCTGTTCCACCATGCACAAAATCGCGGCAATGGAGTTCTCCATTGAAGATTTTTCCGATGAACACTTAGAGACCGGGTGGTTGGCTTGCTTGGACGATACCATTATTCCGCTCTTGAACAGAGCGAGAACAAAGTTTATTGCAACTAAAGATAAACGCTATTGGTGGCAAATGATTCAGCTCCTCCCGTCCAGTTACAATCAGCGGCGCACAGTCAGCATGACCTATGAAAATGTGATGAATATGCTCGACTACCGCGAGGGTCATAAACTGGACGAGTGGCGGGAGTTCTGCAAAATTCTGAAACAATTACCGTATGTGGAGGAGATTAGAGATGGCAGGTGACAGAGAACTTTTTGAACTGAGCAACGGCAGGTGCATTATGGACGAAGACCTGTCCGACAAAATGTATATTATCAAGTCCTATCACCCCGAACGGGCAGACGAAACCTCCTCCGGCTTTGAGTGGTCTGAAATGGGTATGGCAAACCTGTTCGGTATGCTCTACAACCGTGAAGCGCGGTACTGCACCGAACACAAGAGTTGGTACACCTACTTTGAGGGAGCGTGGCGCAAGGACGAGGGTGCAATCCTTGTCTCCGAGAAAATCAAGGACTTTGTTCGCTTGATGATACTCTATTGTGGCGAGATTACGGACGATGATACCCGCAAGGCGTACACCTCGTTCGTGAACAAGATGGGTGACAGGCGTATGCGCGACCGCATACTCAAGGACGCAACAGGTGAACTCCGCATTTCTGCTACGGATTTCGACTCCAACCCCTACCTCATAAACTGTCTCAACGGTACTTACTCTTTGGAGGACTACTCGTTCCGTGAACCACGGTGGGACGATTTCCTCACAATGCAGACCCGTTTCCGGCACACAGTACGCCGTGATGTGAAGTGTAAGCGGTGGGAACAGTTCATTGATGAGGTCACACAGGGCGATAAGGACAAAGCCGACTTTCTGCAACGCGCTCTTGGGTACTCCATGCTCGGTATGAGCAATGAGGAGTGTATGTTTATCCTCCACGGCAAAACGACCCGCAACGGAAAGTCTACTCTGCTCAACACCATTGAGTATATGCTTGGGGATTACGCCAAGGTTGCCCCGGTCGGTATGATTTGTCGAGGTGACAGGCAGAAAGACGCGGAAGCCGCGTCCCCTACCCTTGCCGGACTGAAAGGCAAGCGGTTTGTTACGATGAGCGAGAGCAACGAGTACGGCAAACTGGACGAGGAGAAAATCAAACAGCTTACAGGCGGCGAGGAAATCTCCGCTCGTGCGCTCTATCAGACCGCTATCACCTATCGCCCTCAGTTTACTTTGTGGCTCTCCTGTAATGACCTGCCGATGGTTACGGACAAGTCCCTATTCTCTTCTCAGCGTATTAAGGTGATTGAGTTCAATCGGCACTTTACGCCGGAGGAGCAGGACACTCACCTCAAGGACGAGCTGACCTCCACGGAAGCTATGAGCGGTATTTTCATGTGGCTTGTGCGCGGATATATCAAGTACAAGGAAAACGGTCTCACAATGTCCAAGAGCTTGTCTGAGGTGGTCGAGCGGTATGAGCGGGACAACGACCTTGTGTTACAGTTCCTTGAAAATCGCTGTGTACGACTGACCGACTACTCTGACAACAGGACTGACGCTAAGAACAATATTATCAAGGCGAAAGACCTGTATCAAGCGTTCAAGCTGTGGGCGAAGTCTGAGGGAGCGTATGTGTTGTCAGCGCGGAAGTTCAACGCCGAGATGGAACGCCACCCCGAATGGTTTGACCGTAAATCGACTTCCAGTGGATTTATGATTTATTGGGGCTTGAAGCTCAAGGAGGTAGTATAAATGAACGCTTCTTGCTTAGATGAGAAAGGACGCTTTAAGTCTTGCCCGTACAGAGTATATACCGATGAGCATAAGGCAGTTTTAAGAGGACAGGGTGATTTTACCTCACAGTGTTTTTACCCGTGCATTGGTGAGGGGTGCATTGCATACCATGTGGGCGTTTGCCTACGCCTTGCCGCCGCACTAAAGGAGGTCAAATAATGCCGAGAGTGCTGACAGTGGACGGTAGTGTGAAAATCGGCGCATACCGTTTTCCCGACAGGAAAAAGCCCTGTCTCTGTGTTGAGAAAGGAAATGTCTGTACTGTGTATGGGTCTTTCATCGACACTGATAGAGCGAATGAATTTATGAACGAGCTTGCCGCCCTTGTAGGTGCGGCGAACGACAAGGAGGACTTGAAAAATGACGAACGATGAACGCCGCCCGACAGGGCTACTCCATTCTGCTGACGAACTGCGTCAGCTTATCCGTGAAAATCCTACCCTCCCGCTCATCGTGTTTGCGGGTGAGGAAGCCAACATCGGGGACTACTCATATATGAGTTGCAGTTATGTCAAGGCATATAAGGGTGAGTTCCTTGATTGCGCTCAAACTATCAATGACTGTATGTGCTTCACCGACAGGGACGAGTTCAAGGAAGCTATCGAAGACAGTCTCGCTGACAGGGATTGCACCGATGAGGAGTTTGACGCTCTTATGAAAAAAGAAATGGCAGAGTATGACCCCTATTGGAAGCCCTGTATCATTCTGAATGTGGACAACTGAGGAGGTAAAACGATGGCACGATATTTCAAACTGGTCGAAATTGACCGCGACAGTTTTATCGAAGCTACGGGAGATGATTTAGATTGTCTTCAAGTGGTCGATGTATGTGAGGGTATTGGGTATGTTGCTATTGCCGATACCGAGACAGAAATGACAATCGACTTAGATGTTTTCGAGGAGGAATGATTATGTTCATTTGGCTCACAAGCCCGACCATCGGGCAGGTGCTTGTAAATCTCAACCTCGTCACCGCTGTCACTTGCGTACAGGGTAGGAACGCCGTTTGTTTCACAGGCGGCGAGGAGGATTATATCGTGGTTACGGAGTCCCTTGAGGACATCTACGAGCGGATTCAGTCCGCAGAAAAGAGGTACAGAAAATGACGATACCCGAAAAGCTGAAAATCGGCGCAAAGGTCTACTGTGTGGAAATTACGAACAAGCTCGACTTGGGTAATGTAAATTACTCCGGCAAAATCTCTTACACCGACTTGGTTATCCGTATCTGTCCGAACGCACAGGCAAAAATGGAAGCCGACTTTCTTCACGAAATGATTCACGGTATGCTCGACCATCTTGGCTATACCGAACACGATGAGAAAAAGGTGGACGAGCTTGCAAATGTGCTTCACATGGTAATACTGGACAACCCCGCCGTGTTCGCACCTGTTAAGGAGGGACAGCACGAAAATGTTTGCAATTCAGAATCAGAGGACAGGTAAGTTCCTCTATGGTACAGACTACCGTTACAATCCCCCACGACAGAGAACGAGCTTCAATGAAATGCGTACCTACTCCGATTTGAGATATGCCGTATATGACTACAACAATCGCAGGTGTGGGAAAGACTATCGCATTGTAGTCCTCAAATCGGTAGAGGTCAAGCGAGTTATCGACTATGACTGTGAGGAGGGTTACGCATGGAAATGAGAAAATGCGGTGTTCTCGCTTTCTGCTTGATGGTATTACTTGGTGCTACCGCCTGTTCCGCAGGGCGGGACATCAGCCCAACTTACCCGAAAGTAGAATACCGCAACAGCTCCTACAATCTCGACCCGTACAACCGTGAAATCCCTATCGAGAGCGGGTATGTATTGGACGAAGCGCACTCGTATGATGTGATGGAAACCGAGGACGGGTACGACATTGTTCTTCATTTCGTGAAAGGTAGTGAGACCGATGGAAATGAAAATGCTGACTGAGCTTGCAGGTATGCTTGAGGACATAAATCCCGTGGAAATCACTTCTCACATACTGGACGGAACGCTCATGTCGTGGCTTGCGAGTTGGAAAATGAAGTCTCAAATGTTGGTGGCTTTCCTGCTCGAAAATGAAAAAGCTCGATTATCCGAATCGGATTGAAAAATAATCCTAAACGACATTAGGGAGATAATCCTAATCGGATTGGAAAATAATCTTTTCGACTTTTGGATTTTCAGACCGAAATTGGAGGGGTACAGACAAAGGAGATAATTTCTTATCTGAATTAGATACCGATGTTTTTAGGCGGTTGTCCTAATCGGATTGAGAAATAGTCTTGTTCGGATTGAATTGAGATTTTTCAAGTAGTCAAAGTAGTTGTTTTTAAGGTTTTGCGTGTAACTTCCTCTATATAGGAAAATCCCTACTATAAGAAGTTACACGCAAAAACCGATTTTTAACTACTTAGACTACTTTTACCCAAGAAGAATAAGAAGAAAAGAGGACTCTCCGGCTTGAAAAGAGGACTCTCGTGCGACTATACGACTTTACGGAGGTGCATTGGAAAATGGCAGTGAAAAAAGAGCAGAAAGATGTACAGGTGATTAAGAAAAAGCCCCGTGGTGGAAACTCGCCTGTCATTGGTGATAACGGGCTTATGCTCGAAAAGGGAGACAATGCAAAAATTATGAGTATCAATATAGCATTGTTTAATATGCAGGATATTGATATGACAGACGCTCAAGCTGTTACCGACAGGTTGGGTGAGTATTTTGCGTTGTATGAACAGGCAGATTTGAAGCCGACTGTTGCAGGAATGGCTATCGCGTTGAATGGTATGAGTAGACAGACATTGACAGCGATTGCACATGACCGTGTGACTGGAAGTACGGGATATAAGAGCGCGTTGCCGCCCGAAGTGACCGCCACCATTAAAAAGGCATACAAAATGATGGAAAATATGTGGGAAACCTACATGAACAGTGGCAAAATTAACCCCGTCAGCGGTATCTTCCTTGGCAAGAACAACTACGGCTACCAAGACAAGACCGAGTATGTCCTCACTCCCAAACAACAGAACGACTCCGACTATGATGCAGAGGACATTCGGCAGCGTTACCTCATCGACTCTGATAGCGACTCTCAGAGCGACTAACGACTCTCGACTCTCAAACGACTTTCGACTATCGACTATCACGCAGACCGCCCAAGCGGGAGCGCGGCTCACCTGCCGCCACCGTTGGGCGGTCTTTTTGCGTGGATTTTTCACGGATTTTTGAGGATTTCACCCCGCTCGTATTAGCACTTTACAGTAATAAAGTAAAATTCCCCATTTCGGCGGCTATACATTATATAGCAAAGGGAAAGTAAAAAATAATCCGAAAAAGATAAAAAATATTGAAAAAGGGGTTGACAATTCGGAAAAGGCGAATTATACTATAATCACAACAGGACAACAAACAACACAAAACAGATTATAGGAGGTTTACAAAATGCGAATTTACGAATTGACGCCGGGCGGCTATGACCGCGCAAAATCCTTTTACGGGAAAGCGAAAGTTATTGAAACGGACGGGGAAACGCTTTTACAATCCTATGATACTACAGTTTGTAAGATTGATAAAAGCGGCGAATTTGTCCGAATGTGGAGCGGATACAGTGCTACCACAATGCGCCATATCAACGCATTTATTGAAAAGTTCGGCATTTCGGGCGGCGGTAAAAAGTGGTGGGACGCGCTCCCAATGGAGGAAAAGCCCCACGGCGGCGCGGATATGACCTCCGCCGAAAGTCTAAAAGCAATGTACGCAAGACGCGCCGCGAATTATTGAGGAGGTAAAGAAAAATGAAATTCAAGACAACGCAAAAAGCAATTCGGGCGAATTACAATAAAATTATTTGTGTTCCCTATTGCGGTTTACAAAACCTTTTGAATTATGAAAGCCCGGTTGCGTACACGGTACGCCGTGAGGGGTGGGCGGCTGATATTTACGATATGGGCGGCGGGGTTGCTATTGTAACAGGTTATGCACCGTTCGGAAATGTTCGCCCGTCCTATGAATTGCGGGAACGGTACGAAACAGGCGCGGAAAAAATCCGGGAATATTACAATTTTGATTATGAAAAGTGTAAAACCCGGTTGCGCGCGGCTATTCGTGAATTTATTGAGGAGGTAACACGCCATGAATAAACGGGAATATTGCGAAAGCCGGGAAAGCGTTGCATATTATAGCGGCTTGAATGGGCTTGAAATAAAGGGCATTGAATACGGTATAAACGATTTTGTTTATTGCGTTTCGGGTTGTTGGTATGGCGGGAAAGCCGCGCGGCGTTTTCACCGTTGCAAAATCTACTACCCCGCAAACGGGAAAAACAGCGCATTTTTTAGGGTACACGGGTACAAAATCCCGCTTGATGAATGTATTAGAATAGGGGTTTAATTATGAAATATTGGCAATTTGTGAATTGGGAACCCGCGCCGATTGAAAGCGCGTTAAAATCCCGCGTTGCTGTCGCTATTGCGGCATACAAAAACGGTGATAAAAACGCCATAAAGGAATATTACAGGCAATCCGCGACAGTGGAAACACTGAAAAACCCCGTTGTTAAAATTGGCGGGTGGGCGTTTTCATTGCGTGAGTTTTGCCGGGTGTATTGGGTAAAAGTCCGCTATTATGGAATTATGGAGCTATACGCGCCGAACAAATCCGCTATTTATTCCGTGTTGGGTAAATATCATGTTTTGAAAATACAGGAGGTTGAACAATGAACATTGATAGCACTATGAAAGAATTAGCGGAATATATCCGCATGGGTGAGGAAATAGCCGCAAACATTGACGCATTGAAAGACGCGCTAAAACAGTACATGAGGGAAACAGGCGTTGACAGCTTGACGGGAACGGAACATAAGGCAAGTTATAAAGCGGTTGTTTCCTCCCGCATTGATACCACGGCACTAAAAAAGGACGCGCCCGAAATAGCCGCGAAATATACCCGGACAACGGAAAGCCGCCGCTTTACATTCGCATAATATAGGAGGGTGAATAAATGACGCTTATTTGTATCTTGCTTTTCCCGTTGGTGGTATTGGCTGAATTGCTAAAAATCAATAAATAACAGGCAAGCCCCGCTATTATTGGCGGGGCTTTTCCTATGCCCTATTATAGCCGCTGTAATGCGCTGTATGGGGCTTTATTGCGTTAGGGGTGCACGGATATACCCCGCTTATATTATGCCCGTTGTGGGGCGTTCTGTTGCGTTGTGGGCGGTATGCCTTGCAAGCTGTACCCATGCGGGGCGCGTTTGGGAGTCCGTCAAGCCGTCCGGCGTTACTGTCGTTCGGGTGTAGTTTATTGACAGGGGCGCGGGGCGCGTTCAATAGGGTTGTTTTTCGCGTTTTGGCGGTACTGTCACGGGCGCGAAATGCTATTGACAGCGGACGCGGGACGGCGTGAGGGCATACCCCCGGAGGGGGGAACGCGCCCCGCCGCCGTGCCGGGAGGGAGTACGGCGAGTAGCCGAAAATTTCAAAAAGAATAAAAAGGACTATAAATTATCTTTTTCGTATTGACATTCATCTTCTCTTGTGCTACACTAATCTCACAAACAAAAGGAGGACGCACTATGGTACGCAATAATATTGAACTCGATGTAAAGGTCAAGTGTGTGGAACAAGGTATCACACAGCTTGCCGTTGCGGAGAAAGTTGGGACTACGGGTCAGTATGTCAACAGAATCGTCAAGAAGAAAGACGGGATTATGAACAAGACTTTCGTGGAAATCATGGAAGCCCTTGGGTATGACATTGAGTTGACCTATATCCCGCGAGAAAAGTAAATCGGAGGTGGGTACATGAGGGTCGGTTATGTACGAGTCAGCACCGCAGAACAAAATCCGGCAAGACAGGTGGAGCTTATGAAATCCCTCGGTGTGGAGAAAGTCTTTCTCGACAAAATCAGTGGGAAGAACACGGACAGACCGCAGTTCAATGAAATGCTTTCGTTTCTCCGTGAGGGTGATACCCTGTATGTAGAGTCATTCTCACGACTCTCCCGCAGTACACGGGATTTACTCGGTACAGTGTCGGTGCTGTCGGGGCGAGGTGTGCAACTGGTATCTGACAAGGAAAAAGTAGACACCAACACCCCACAAGGTAGGTTTATGCTGACGGTGTTTGCGGCGTTGTCGGAGTTGGAGCGAGAGAATATCCTTGAGCGTCAGCGTGAGGGTATTGAGATTGCCAAGGCAGAGGGTAAGTACAAGGGGCGTAAGCCGATTGCGGTGACGGACAGATTTCTTGGCGCGGCTCGGAGTTGGCAAGAGGGTTCTCTCCCGCTGAAAGACGCTATTGAGCAGTCGGGACTGTCGGAGTCCACATTCTTTCGTAAGTGCAAACAGCAAGGGATAAGGAGGGTCGGTGTATGAGAAAGCTGATTTTGGCATTGTGTATGGTCGTAATGGTGTTCGCATTGGTCGGTTGCGGTCAGAAAGAACCCGTTGCGGAAAAGACGGACGCTGAGAAGTTCGCAGAAGAAAACAGTATTTCGGTGGAATTGGCAGAGAGCATTGAGAACGCTCTGTCACAGACCGATGTTCCCTCCTCTCTGAATAAGCTCAATGATTGGGAACAGATTGAGGATTATGCGGAGGGTCAGCGGTACACGGGCTGGATTTACTCCAATGTGCAGGAGAAATACTACTACATGGTGTTCTATGTAAGCGGTGATACCGTTGAGAGTATTCGAGACCAAAAGAACGGACTTGAATATCTGTATCAGAAAACAGAATGACGATTGATGATTACGGCGCATGATTGCGATTGAGGTTTCGACCTCGACCAGTCATGCGCTTTTCTTTTTGCAGGAGGTAAACATGGAAAAGCTACTTTCAAAAATTCTCGAAAAAATAAAAAAGGACGCTTACCTCTTTCAGACTTGGGAAGACCTGCTCTATATGAGCAAGGAAGCTATGAAAGAGGACATTCCGCTTGGGGTGAAGTATCTCAAGCTATTGTCGGCTGAGTGCGAGAGAGCTATCAGCGACCCACTCTCCTCTGAGGAGGAAGTCAAGGAACTGTACGGACTACACAAGCGGGTTCTTCTCGCCGCCGCGCCGTATGATTTTGACAGCTATCTACTCTATGTGGAGTGGAGCAGAGAACCGAAAAAGAAGTTCTACCCGCCGCGCCGCAAGGTGCTGAAACAGGTGGTGGACGCACTACAGGAGCTTGCAGACGATAAATTGGACTTACTCGCGGTCAGTCTGCCACCCGGTAGCGGTAAAACCACCCTTGCTATCTTTTACCTTACTTGGCTCGGCGGCAGGATTCCGAACGAGCCTATGCTGACGGGTTCTCACTCCAATTCGTTCGTGCGCGGTGTGTATGATGAATGTCTGCGTATCTTTGACGCAAATGGTGATTACCTGTGGCACGATGTATTTCCCGATATACAGGTCTCCAACACGAACGCGAAAGATTGTCGTATCGACCTTGACAAGCGACAGCGTTTTGAAACATTGGAGTTCACCTCCATCGGTACGGGCAATGCGGGTCTATATCGTGCGGCTACCCTCCTCTACTGTGACGATTTGGTGTCCGGTATTGAGGTCGCGCTATCCAAGGAGCGACTGGACAAGCTGTGGGAGACCTACACCACGGACTTGAGACAGCGTAAAATCGGAGACCACTGTAAGGAACTCCATATCGCTACCCGATGGTCGGTGCATGATGTTATCGGTCGATTGGAGCGGGAGTATATGGACAGCGACAGGGCAAAGTTCATCGTTGTTCCCGCTATGGACGAAAACGATGAGTCCAACTTTGACTACGCCTACGGGGTCGGGTTCTCCACCAAGTTCTACCGCGAACAGCGCGGTATTATGGACGATGTTTCGTGGAGGGCGTTGTATATGAACGAACCGATTGAGCGTGAGGGCTTGGTCTATTCGCCGGACGAGCTACGCCGATACTTTGACCTGCCGAAAGAGGACGCAGACGCGATTATCGGTATCTGCGACACCAAGGACAAGGGTGCGGACTACGCTTTCCTACCCGTGGCGTATGTGTATGGACAGGACTACTATATTGACGATTGTGTATGCGACAACGGGCTACCAAACATCGTGGACGCTCGGTTGGTGGAAATCCTTGTGCGAGATAAGGTCAAATCCTGCCGTTTTGAGTCCAACTCCGCAGGTCGGCGCGTGGCTGAGAAGATACAGGAGGAGGTCAAGAAGAAAAACGGCATTACACATATCACGACCAAGTTCACTACCGCCAACAAGGAGACGAAAATCATCGTCAACAGTGCATGGGTCAAGGAGCATTGTCTGTTCAAGGACGCTTCCCTCTATCAGAGAAAGTCGGACTATGGTAAGATGATGGATATGCTTTGCTCCTATACTGTCGCAGGTAAGAATAAGCACGATGATGTACCCGATGGAATGGCTATGCTTGCCGAATACGCACAATCTTTGAGCGGTCAGAAAGTCGAGGTATTCAAACGCCCGTGGTAATTCACATTTCACACAAAGTTTTCCACATATAATTCGCAAAAGAAGAACAAGAATATTGACCTTTACGAATTAGTATGCTATAATTGTAAGTGTAGAAATAGATTGTTTTGAGTGGCGCATGATTGCGCGGGAACGAAAGTTCTCGGCGGTCGTGCGCCATTTTACTTTTTCGGAGAGGAGGGACAAATGTGGGAAATGTAATTGACACTTCCAAGCCTGTGGCAGAGACTCGTCAGATGTTCGGGCGCAGAGTTATCAAGTGTAGCGTCACCGAAATCACAGATGAGAATGTCGTGGAAGTGTTACGCAAAGCATTGTCCATTCACGCTCTGAACCGCTCGGAGATTGATTATCTTTGGGAGTATTACAAGGGTAAGCAACCGATTTTGAACCGCACCAAGGAGGTTCGCCCGGAAATCTGCAATCGTATTGTAGAAAACCGTGCGAATGAAATCGTGTCCTTTAAGGTCGGGTATCTGTGCGGAGAACCCATTCAATATGTCGGCAAGAGCGGCGAGGAGTCCGTTACGGCGGCGATTACCCGCTTGAATGAGCTGATGTTCGCGGAGGATAAAGCGTCCCAAGACCAAGAGATTGTGGAATGGCAGATGATTTGCGGAACAGCGTTCCGACTGGTTCTGCCGGACGCACGGGGCGAGGAAGATGAATCTCCGTTTGAGCTGTATACGCTCGACCCGCGAGATACCTTTGTGGTGTATTCCAACGAAATCGGCAACAAGCCGCTTATGGCGGTGAAGTACAGCAAGGACGATAACGAGATTACACGCTACTCCATTTATACGGAGAACCGCTATTATCTCGTGGAGGACGGTATTCTGAAAGAGTCCACTCCTCATGCGCTGAACATGATTCCCATTTTCGAGTACCCGGCGAATAATGCTCGGCTCGGCTCGTTCGAGATTGTTCTCCCCCTCCTCGATACGATGAACAACATCACCTCCAACCGCATGGACGGTGTTGAGCAGGTGGTACAGGCGTTTATCAAGTTTATCAACTGTGACATCACCAAAGAAGAGTACGAGGAGTTCCTTACCCTCGGTGCAATCAAGGTAAAGTCTGTGGACGGTGCGAACGCCGATGTGGGAGTTGTCACGACCGACCTCAATCAGACACAGACACAGACCTTGAAAGAGGATTGCTACAATTCCATTCTCACAATTTGCGGTATGCCGAACCGTAACGGTGGTAGCTCCACGAGTGACACGGGCGCGGCGGTACTTCTGCGAGACGGTTGGTCTCTCGCGGAAGCGAGGGCGAAAGACAGCGAAAATATGTTCAAAAAGGCTGAAAAGAAAATGCTCAAGCTCGTGTTGCGTATCTGCCGTGAACTGAGTGATTTCGATATTGCCCTCAAGGACATTGAGTTACAGTTCACCCGCCGCAATTACGAGAACATTCAGAGCAAGTCGCAGGTGCTTACGACCATGCTCGATAACCCGAAAATCCACCCGCTTCTTGCTTTCCAACATTCCGGCTTGTTCATCGACCCCGAACGCGCTTATGCAATGAGTGTGAAGTATTACGAGCAGGAACAGGCGAAAGTGATTGAGCAGACCCCAACTCCCGACCCGAATACAAATAACAGTGGGGACGGTAAATGATTTTAGGCGGCATTGACCGTTTGAGATAGTCAGAGAAGACTTTAATCGCAAATAGGTAGAGAAACCTTAAATCGCACAATAACGGGAGAGAACCCGTAAAAACGCAAGGAGGAATATTTTATGGCAAAGATTGATGTAAGCAAAATTGAGGGTTACGCCGAAATGTCCGCAGAGGATAAGCTCAAGGCTTTGGAAGCATTTGACATTCCCGACCCCGATTATTCCGGCTATGTGGATAAGAAGCTGTTTGATAAGACTGCTTCCGAACTGGCTGAGAAGAAAAAGGAACTGAGGGATAAGCTCTCTGAGGACGAAGCCGCCAAGCTGAAAGAAAAGGAGGAGCGTGACGAGCTTGAGGAAAAGTACAACAAGCTCCTGCGTGAGAGCGCAGTCTCCAAAAACAAGACAAAGTTGGTCGCGTTGGGCTATGAGGAAAGTTTGGCTGACGAGACAGCGGAAGCTATGGCAGACGGCAATTTGGAAAAGGTCTTTGCCAATCAGAAGAAGCACCTCGCGTCCTTTGAAAAGAGGATTCGTGCGGAAGCTCTGAAAGATACTCCGAAACCTACACCCGATGGAGACCCTAAGACCATGACACTCAAAAAGCTCCGTGAAATGAGTCCTGCCGACAGACATAAGTTTTCGCAGGAACACGCGGAGGAATATAAAGAACTTTACACAGGAGGTAAAGAATAATGGCTCATACGATTTACGATAATTTCTACCTCTCCAATGAGGTTGAAGACCAGTATAACTCCCACCTTGACCTGCAACAGTTCTGTACTGTTGACAACTCTCTGGTGGGTACGGCGGGTATGCTCCGCAAAATCAATGTCTACAAGGCTACCAACGGCACGGAGAAACTTGAGATGGGTAAGGGCAATACCAAGTCCATCGAGGTTTCCTATACGCCGGAGGAATACAAGATTCTGCTTGCTCAGAACCGCTTCAAGTATTATGACGAGCAGGAAATGACCGACCCCATGCTCGTTCCCGTTGGTGTTCGTCACATGGGTACGGATATGTTCAACACAGTCAATGCGGACATTTTCGCGGAGTTCAACAAGGCTACCCTTGCGGTCAGTGCCAAGGCGTATGATTTTGGTGCTTTTGCGGACGCTGTTGCGAAGCTGAACCTTGAGAAAATCGAGGGTGTGTCTATCTTTGGCTTTGTCAACGCCGCAGATATGGCAGAACTGCGTAAGGCTCTGAAAGAAGACCTCAAGTATGTTGAGTCTTTCGCGCGTACTGGCTATGTTGGTACGGTTGCGGGTGTGAACCTGTACACTAAGAAAGACGCGGTTACGGGTACTATCATTGTTGGTACTCGTGAAGCTGTTACCCTCTTTAACAAAAAGGGTACTGAAATCGAGCAGGAGCGTGACGCTGATACCCGCGAGAACAGCATTTGGTCTCGTAAGTATTACCTTGCCGCTCTGACTGACGCGACCAAGGCAGTGAAGATTACTGTCACCCCGACCGTATAATCGTGAGAAATGGAGGACAGCGATATGTACAAGGTTGTAAGTAACTTTAGAGACGCAAAGGACAACAATCGCCTTTACGAAATCGGTGATGAGTACCCCGCCGCTGACGCTCCGAAGCCGACTAAGACTCGGATTCTTGAGTTGGCAAAGGGCAAGAACCAGTATGGCGTGGTGTTCATTGAAGAAATCGAAGAAGCACCCGAAAACACAGGCGATACTGAGTAAACGATGAGGAGGAGGACAGCATGACCGATATTGAAAAACTGGCGGCTCTGAAAGCTATGGTCGGTGTTTCTGACACGGACGAAGTGTTGTCCACCTACCTTAAATTGTCCGGCAGTAAGATTCTCGCAAAAGCGTACCCGTATGACGATACTGTGACCGAAGTTCCCGCCAAATACGAGTACCTGCAAATCGAAATCGCCGCCTATATGCTCAATAAGCGGGGTGCAGAGGGACAGACCTCTCACACCGAAAACGGCATTACACGACAGTATGAGAACGCGGATATTCCCGCGTCCATGCTCAAGGCGGTCACTCCACATTGCGGGGTGATTCGATGAGGTGCATGAACCGAAATAAGGTGAAGTTTTACTACGCGCTCTACGAGGGCAGAGAACCTATCCTTAACGAACAAGGCAGAAAAACAGGTCAGTACAAGGTCATTCACGGCAATCCCATCGAGGGACACGCTAATATCTCAGCCGCAAAAGGCGAGACACAGACGCGACAGTTCGGTGAGAATGAGTCCTATGACAAGGTAGTTGTGATGGATTTCATTACGCCGCCTATTGACGAGTATTCCGTCTTATGGGTCGATACCTTACCGATACTCAATGCGGACGGTTCACTCAAGGTCAATGACGCGAGTGAGGTAATCACTCCTCACGATTATGTGGTAAAGAAAGTCGCAAAGAGTCTGAACAGCGTATCAATCGCCATAAGCAAGGTGACGGTCAGTGGGTAAAAAGATTATTCGATTTGGGCTGTCTGTGCGTGACATCGACAGGGCAATGCGGGAACTGGAACAGTATAAGCAGGATATTATCCGTAAGACCGACCTCTTACGAGAGCGGGTAGCGGAACGGCTTGCAGAGCTGTCACGGGACGGATTTGCGGGAGCTGTCGTGGACGATTTGTTGAAAGGCGGTCAGCGTACCGCACAGGTCGATGTGAGTATCGACCAACGCGACAATATCACTCTCGTTATTGCGCGAGGTGAGGACGCGGTTTGGGTCGAGTTCGGCGCGGGTGTTCATTACAACGGCTCGGCGGGTACTTCTCCACACCCGAAAGGGTCTGAATTGGGATTCACCATCGGCGGTTACGGTAAGGGCATGGGTAAAAAAGATGTGTGGGGATTCTATGAGGACGGCAAGCTACGCTTGACTCACGGCGCACCCGCTACCATGCCGATGTATAACGCCGTAAAGACCGTGTGTGATGAAATCGCAGAGATAGCGAGGGAGGTGTTTCAATGATTGACATGGAAGACGATATTTTTGACGAAGTATCGGAAAAGGTTTATGCGGCGTTCGAGAAGAAATGTCCCGACCTGCTCATTATGAGCGAATATGTCAAGTCACCCTCCTCGTTTCCTTTTATCTCCATTGTTGAGATAGACAATGCCACATTTCGCAACTCTCAGACCACGGAGGGACACGAAAATCATGTGGCTGTGACCTACGAGGTAAATGTCTACTCCAATAAGACATCGGGTAAAAAAGCGGAGTGTAAGGCACTGGCGGCGTTCGTTGACGAACTGCTTTTGGAACTGAACTTCACCCGGACAATGCTTGAACCCGTACCAAACCAAGATGAAGCGACCATTTATCGTATGCTCGGACGCTACCGGGCAGTAATATCCAAAAATAAAACAATTTACAGGAGGTAAAAACCATGGCTATTTCCACCTATAAGATTTTCCTTATGAAGAAAGCCACCGCAGGTGAAACCTACGAAAAGGTTATCGACATTAAGGATTTCCCCGACCTCGGCGGTGCGCCGGAGATGTTGGAGACCACTACCCTGTCTGACAAAATGCAGACCTATATCCCCGGTATTCAGTCCCTTGACGCGCTTGAGTTCACCGCGAACTACACCAAGGCTGACTTTGCCAAGCTCAAGGCTCTTGAGGGCAAGGAGGAGTCTTATGCTGTGTGGTTTGGCGGTGAGGAAACTGGCGGCACTTTGACCCCCACTGGCTCTGACGGCAAGTTCGAGTTTAAGGGTCAGCTTTCCGCGTTCCCTGTTGGCGGCGGCGTGAATGAGGTCGTTGATATGACCGTCACTATCGCACCGTCTACCCCTATCACTGTGGCAGAGTAAAAGAAAATTTAGGAGGACAGAACAATGAGTAAACAGTTGACTTTCACTTTCGAGGATAAGGAATACACCCTCGAATACACCCGCAGAACTGTTGCGGAAATGGAGAAAAAGGGTTTTATCGCGTCTGAAATCACCGAAAAGCCCATGAGTACCCTCCCGGCACTGTTCGCAGGTGCATTCCTCGCTCACCATCGTTTTGTGAAGCAGGACACCATTGACACAATCTATTCTAAGCTCACCAAGAAAGAGGAGCTTATCGGTAAGTTGGCAGAAATGTATAACGAACCGATTATGACCCTCGTTGAAGAACCCGAAGAAAGCAAGGGAAACTTGAACTGGACAGCGACTTGGTGAGTGACCCGCTGTCCTCCACTGAGGGGAGTGGTGGTGTTACTGCCACTGCTCCCCTCCACTCTTACGGAGAGAAATTTGAGGAGCTTTTTCCGTACTATCTGTCTCTCGGCATGACCGAAGAACAGTATTGGGATAAGGATTGCCGATTGGTGATTTTCTATCGGAAAGCGGAAGAACTCCGAACGAGCAGAAAAAACCAAGAAATGTGGTTACAGGGTGCGTATTTCTACGAAGCTCTGTCCCGTGTGTCACCTCTGCTCCATGCTTTTGCCAAAAAGGGTACGAAACCTGCTCCGTACTTGTCAGAACCGTTCGCTATCACAGAAAAACAGGCTGAGTATCAGCAGGAAGAAAAGGACAAGAAAATCTACGATAAGGGCAAAGCACTTATCGAGGGCTTTATGGCGAAGCATAACAAGGAATTTGAAGGGAAGTGAGAACCGTGTCTACTACAATCGAGCAGTTAGAACTTGAAGTACAATCGAGTGCCACATCAGCCGTGGCGCAATTAGACGCGCTTGCTTCTTCTTTGGGTAAAGTAAAATCCGCTACCAAAGGTGGAGTTGGTCTTACCGCTGTGGCAAGACAGCTTACCACGCTGAATACCGCACTGAACGGTATCAGCTCCACCAATGCGGATAATCTGAACAAGATGGCACAGGGCTTACAGGCACTTTCCTCTTGCGGAAACCTCAAGCTCTCGTCCTCTGTGGCTAATCAGATTTCCAACCTTGGGACGGCGGTGCGGTCTCTGAATGGGACTGATTTTTCCTCGCTTGGTCGGCTTGCAGACGCGCTTACCCCGCTTTCCACCATCGGCAAGTCGAACCTCAACAGCTTTATTTCTCAGCTACAGCGATTGCCGCAAGCGGTACAGGGGCTTAATGGTGTAGACATCGGCGGGTTGGGAACACAGATTTCCGAACTGGTATCTGCCCTTTCTCCGCTCTCTCAGATGGGTAAGAACAATCTTACCTCGTTTGTGACTCAGCTTGGTAAAATCCCCGCTCTCATGCAGTCTCTAAAGACAGTAAACATCGGGGAGCTTGCGTCACAGGTTCAACAGTTGGCAGACGCTTTCGCCCCTCTCGCTACGCAAATGCAAGCCATTTCGAGCGGGTTTGCGGCGTTTCCGGCAAGAATCCAAAAGCTGATTACCAGTACAAACAATCTGTCGAAGTCGAACGACAAAGCGTCCACAAGCTATGTGAACCTCGCCGCGAAAATCGGTATTGCTATCGTAGCGGTAAAAAAAGCGGCTTCCGTATTGGCGAGATTCATCAACAAGTCCAACCAGTATGTCGAGGACTTGAACTTGTTTACCGCGTCTATGGGCGAGTACGCAAGCGCGGCACAGGAGTACGCAGAGCGCGTCAGTGAAATCGTTGGTATCGACCCCGCCGAATGGTTGAGAAACCAAGGCGTATTTATGACGATTACCAAGGGTTTCGGTGTGGCAAGTGATAGGGCGTACACGATGAGTCGAAACTTGACTCAGCTTGGGTATGACATTTCCTCGTTCTTTAACATTCCGTTCGAGGAAGCGTTCCAAAAGTTACAGTCGGGTATCGCGGGTGAGCTTGAACCGCTCCGTAGACTCGGTTATGACCTGTCTGTGGCTCGTCTACAGCAGGAAGCATACACCCTCGGTATCGAGAAGAAAGTCTCGGCTATGACACAGGCTGAGAAAGCGGAGTTGCGTTACTACGCAATTATGACGCAGGTAACAACCGCGCAGGGCGATATGGCGAGAACGCTGAACGCTCCTGCAAACCAACTCCGCGTCTTGCAAGCACAGGTAACTCAGTGCGCTCGTGCAATCGGTAATATCTTTATCCCAGCTCTGAACGCTATCCTGCCGTATGCGATTGCCGTAGCAAAGGTCATTCGGCTTATCGCAAATGCCATTGCAAGTCTGTTCGGATTTGCCCTGCCGGAGATTGATTACAGCGGTATCGGCGCAACTGTCGGGGGAGTCGCTGACAGTACACAGGACATCGGAGACGGTCTTGGTGACGCTACCAAAAAGGCGAAAGAGCTGAAAAATGCTCTGCTCGGTATTGATGAACTGAACATTATCTCTCCTCCCGAAGATACAAGCGGGAGCGGTGCAGGTGTTATCGGTGACATTGGAGGTGGCGGTCTTGGTTTCGACCTGCCGACCTACGATTTCCTTGACGGTGCTATCAGTTCAAAGGTCGATGAGATTGTTCAGAAAATGAAAGAATGGCTCGGTCTGAACAAGGAAATCGACTCGTGGGCTGACCTGTTCGATACCCGCCTTGGAAAAATCCTGTTGACGGTAGGAGCTATCGGCGCAGGTCTCGCGGCGTGGAAAATCGCAAAGAGTGTTGCCGATTTCGTGAAGTATATTACCTCGTTCAAGGGATTCGGCGCAGGTTGGGCAGGACTCGGCGCACTTGGGCTGTTGTCCGACCTCAATGAGTTCATCGGATATTTCCAAGACTTCCTTGAGAACGGCGCAACATTCCAAAATGTTGTCGGTATGATTAGTGAGTTCACGGGTGCAATCGGTGACTGCTTGATTATCCTCGGTAATCTCAAGATTGGCGGTGCGCTCAAGGTCGTACAGGGTATTGGTGAAATCGCTGTTGCAATCAAAGACATTTCCGAAAGCGGTGTAAATTGGGACAATGCCAATACCGCTATCAGAGGTCTCACCAATATCGCAATCGGTATCGGCGTTTTTACGGGCAACCTCAAGGTGGCGGCATGGGGACTGGCTATTCAAGGCTTTACCTCCATCATCACGGAGATTGGCGCAAATTGGGACGCAATCAAACAGGGCGATTGGAGCGGCGTGGATAAGGTGACGCTGATTATCGGCGCACTGGAAGTTCTCGGCGGTCTCGCTATGGCGTTAGATGTGTTCTCCAAGCTCAAGGAGGTCGCTACCATCGGTAAGGCTTCCGAAGCAGTCACGACCGTTGCAACAGCAACAGAAACCCTCGATACCACGGTCAGTACAAAGCTGTCCCCGAACCTCACTTCTCTTGCAAAAAACCTCGGTATGGGTATCGTTATTGTCGCGGAAGTCGCGGCGGCGGCACTTCTCATCACAGGTGCAATCATTTTGCTCGGTGAGGGATTAGCACAGGTCGGTGAATCGTGGCAACCTGTTATCAATAACGGTGGCACGGTCTTAGCGGCTATGGGTATTGGTATCGGTATCTTAGCGGTTGTCGGTATTGTGACCGCTCTGCTCGGTTCTGTCGGTACACCTCTCATCGTGAACATTGCTCTCGGTACTGCAATTCTCGCAGAGTTGGGTATCGCAACGGGGCTGTTCCTCGTAGAGATTTGGGCTATCGGTAAGGGCTTGGACGAAATCGGGCAAGCATGGCAACCCGTTCTCGATAACGGGGAAACCATTGCAACGGCTATCGGTCTCGGTACGGCTCTGCTTGTCGGTATCGGCGTGGTGACTGCCGCTCTTGGTGTGGCTACGGTCGCAAGTGCAGGTCTGCTCCCGTTGGCTATCGGACTCGGTACGGCTCTGCTTGTCGAACTGGCGGCGGCGTTCGTGCTGTTCTGTGAGAGCTTGGTCGCTACCGCAGATGAGCTTGGAAACAACCTCGCACCTGCCCTCAACGACCTTAACGGCAAACTGCCTACGCTGTCCGACAACATGAGCGATTTCGTTGACTTTATGACGGATTTCGCAGGTGAGGTCGTTCGGTACACAAAGGTTTCAGCTATTGCCGGACTGAGCGCGACCATTGACACAATCATCGGTTGGTTTACGCAAGACCCTGTTGAGAAACTGGCAGACGATGTAGAGAACATTTACAACCAAACCACTACCCTTAACGAAAAGCTGAACTTGGCTGTACCCGAATTGAAAACGGCAATCGACCTGCTCAAACAGTATAAGGGTTTCCTTACCGAAATGGAAACGCTCTGCAACAGTAATGTTGAACTGTCCACGGGTATGTTCGTGAACATGAAAGAGGTCGGTCAGAAGCTCGTGACGGGCTTTGTGGACGGCATTAAGTCGAAGTCCTCTGACTTCTCTAATGCGGCGAAAACACTGGTGGACGGGTTCAAGAACTCGCTGAACACCAACGCCGCAACCTGTAAGTCGAGCTTCATTTCTTGGGCTTCCAACCTCAAGAACTGGTTTACCTCCGCGTCCTTTGGTGCAATCAACCGAACGACATTCGGCAACTACGCCAAGGATATTGTGAGCGGCTTCAACAACGGTATCACCAATAACTACGCTACGGCTAAGAGTGGTATGGTGTCGTTTGCGAACACTGTGAAGAACGCTTTTACGGGAATTGTCTCTTACAAGGTGTTCTATGACATTGCAAAAGATGTTATCAGCGGCTTCAACAACGGTATCAACGATTTCTACGATACAACAAGACCGTATATGCGGCGTTGGGCGAATGACGCGGCGGCGGCATACAAAGCGGCGTTGGACTCCAACTCTCCGTCTAAGCGGTTTATGCGTATCGGTGAGGACACCGTTCTCGGCTACAACCTCGGTATCGCCAACCTTGGTGGTACGACAAAGGGCGTTGTGACGGATTGGGCGAACTCGTTTACAAGCGTAAGCCCGACCATGAGCTTTGCCGTAGACACCTCCGCTCTGAAATACTACAGCAGTGATTCGTTCGCGCAGTCTGTTTCCGCTGATGTGGCGGCACACAGCACGGTTACTGCAACGGGCTTCAAGGAGGGCATGGAGGAGTTCTACAGAGAGTATATCGAACCTACCCTGTCGCAGATGGCAGACGATATGCGTAGACAAGCCGACAAGCAGGAACAGACCGTGGTTCAGATTGGCAATCGTGTTGTCAATGACGCGGTCACTACTCAGAAAAAAGCCAACGGCTATGTATTCGCACGATAAGGAGGGGTGAGAATGGCTTATTTGGCAATCAACGGTTATGAGCTACCTCCTCCGAAGCGAGGAGTACGCCCCACGGTGACTACTGTAGTAGACGCGGGTAGAAACGCCAACGGCTCAGTAGTCGGTCAGCGCGTGGGTCGAGACCAGTACAAGATTGATGGTCTTGAATGGTCTTGGCTCACCGCCGACCAATGGGCGCAAATATTGAGTGTGCTAAGTCATTTTTTCGTATATGTGACTTTCACCGACCCTGTGTCGAACTCCCTCAAGACCGTCAAAATGTACTGCGGCGATAGAACCGCAGAACCCTATTGGGTCGATGAAAACGGGAAACCGACACACTACAGAAATTGCAAGGTAAATCTGATTGATTGCGGAGAGTAAGGAGGGGATTTTGTGCAAAAGGTTTCAAAAGCATATAAAGAGAGCATGAAATCCTCTCTCCGCGAGAGAGCATATATTATGATTTCGTTCGGTCTGCTCAATCAAGAAGCACAAGCGAAAGCAAAGGTCGAGCAAGGTGATTTCACCTACTACTCCAACTCGACAAATATCCTGTCCGAAAAGACCGATGATACCATTTATGCTACCCTTGAGGAGAATTTCACCAAGGTTGACGGAACGATGTTCTTTCTTCCTCGACAAAACGCTTCCAATGCTTACCTTGACACAGGTATCATTAGCGACAAGCTCCTTACACAAGCGCAGTTCGAGCTTACAATCAATCTCAATGTTCCCGCTACGGATTTCAAGGGTATTACCATCAATTTCGGTGAGAATTACCCTGTGAATTTCGATTTGGTGAGCAGTAGCGGACAGGTTGTAGAGTTTCGCAATAATACGGAGGGGCTGTTCAGTACCGAAGAAGTGTTGACAAATACGACCTCGGTGAAACTGGTCGTTTACAGTATGAAGAACCCACATAGTCGGGTGCGTATCTACTCTATCCGATTCGGTTACGGTCTTGTGTACTACAACGACTCAGTAATGGCTTCTTCCCTTGAGAGCTATGTCTCGCCCATCGGGGCAGATGTGCCGCAGATTGATTTCTCGGTACAGCTCAAGAACTACGACCACTACTTTAATGTAGATAACCCGAAATCTGCTATCAACTTCCTTGAAACAGGACAGGAAATGGAAATCTATTACGGCTATCAGCTTCCTACAGGAGAGGTCGAATGGATTCGCGGAAACCGCCTGTTGTGTTCGGAGTGGGAGTCGGACGATTACACCGCCACTATTCGCTGTCAAGATGTGTTCCGTAGTATGGACGCAGAGTTTTACAGGGGGCTGTATCGCAGTGCGGGTAAGAGCTACTACGATTTGGCTCTTGAGGTATTGGCAGACGCGGGACTGACCGATTACTATATCGACCCGCAGTTGAAAAATCTGAAAAGCAAAAACCCCATTCCTCGTGTTCAGCATAAGGAAGCGTTACAGATTATCGCAAACGCTTGTCGCTGTGTACTGTCGCAGACCCGTATGGGTGGTATTCAGATTAAGTCCAACTTCATTCCCGAAGCGGCGGCAAGTGCAAATGCAGAAGCAACCTATTCTAATGTCAAAAAGATTATGGACGGTACTGCAAAAGACGAGTACGCCACCTTTGCTCAGAACTATACCACGGCAGACGGTAAGATGTTCTTTTTACCCCGCAATTTTGGAAACGCCACGCTGAATACAGGTTTTGTGTCAGCGGTGCAGTCTAAAGCAGACGGAACATTTACCACCAACCCTGTTGTCACGCTTACACAGGAAGTTGCCTGTATGTACTATGGTGTAAAACTGGTATTCGGACACTCGATTCCGGCAGCTTTTACAATCCGAACCTACAATGATGGGACGCTCGTGACGGAGTACGAGGTCGGGGCTGACGAAATCAGCAAGAACACGGTCATTCACACGGACTTTGACGATTTCGATGTTATGAAAATCGAGTTCACAAAGACCGCCGAACCGTATAGCCGTATCGTGCTGAATAATTTCAGCTTTGGCGATATTACGGATTTCACTATGACCCGCACAGATATGACCTCCTCCCCGAAAGCTATCAAGCAGGAGCTTGTCAAGGAGGTAATCGTTCCTTGCTACAGCTATCAGACGGGCAATCAGCAAGAGAATCTTGTAAGTGAGGAAGTTACCGTCACGGCGGGTGATGTAGAGACCTTTTTCGTTGGCGAACCCTCCTATGGATTTTCTGCCGCACTGGAAAACCAGTCGGGTGGCGTTTCCATCTTGGAGTCGGGTAACTATTACATCACTGTAAAATTCACTCGGACAGGTACTTTCCGCTTGGAAATTTCGGGGTATCGCTACAAAATCGTGGAACGGTACGCCACCAAAACATTAAACAATCGAGGGAAAACAATCAAGTGGGAAAATCCTCTCATTTCCGATATGGGAATGGCGCAAGACCTCGCGGACTGGCTCGGTGACTATTATCAGTCCGGCATTGAGTACGAGTACGACACTCGCGGTAATCCCGAAATTGATGTGAACGATATTGTTTACCAAGAGAACGAGTTCCAGTCTGATATGAAAGTAAACATCTACCGCCACACCATCATTTTCAATCAGAGCTTTGCGGGTAAGGTCACGGCTCGTAGAACAGGAGGTTAGTTATGGCATGGACAACGCCTAAAACAGACTGGTACGGTGTCACAAACCCCTCCGATGGGGTATATACGGGAGATAGGTTCAATGCGGTCGATTTCAACCGTATCAAAAACAATCTCACCTATCTGCGTGAGTTGGCTCTCAAGATGTACGATGAGTTCTCTATCGTCTCCCTCGGTGCTGACCGTACCTATTCAGATTACTTCTATGCTGACGAAATCAATCAGCTTGAGGAAAATCTGAAAACCATCAACAACAAAACTCTCAAGAGGTCGTATGGCAATCCTCCAACCTATGTAGCAAACGGTAACACAATGGATTTCGCAGAGCTGAATCGGTTGGAACGCGCCATACTTGACCTCTATGACAGACTCACCAATGAGTCTGAGGGGAGAAGAATGTTCACTTGGAATTTTGGAATGAGAGGAGGAGACCTGTAAATGGCATGGGAACTTTTACCCGTAAATTATACGGACGCTGTGTGGAGTGGTCTAAAACGGTACAACACCATCACCAATGAGGACGGTACAGTATCGTTCCAAGATGTGACCGCTTACAGCAACAAAGAAAAGTCCTTTTTTGGTGCGAGAGACGCGAACCGCATGAACGAAGCTCTCAATACCCTTATGTCGATGGTAGAAAACGGTTCTGACCTGTATGAAGCATTTCAGAATTACTTTACCGCTCAGAAAGGACTTTTCGAGGACGAAGCGAACACCAAGCAGGACGGTTTTACCGCGTATATTACTGCTTTGGAAGCGGAGGGAGACAATGTAATCAACTCCCTTAAAACCGATTACCGCACGGAAATGGACACCTTTGAGAGTCAGCAACAGGCACTATTTACGACTTGGTTCGAGTTCGTCAAGAGTCAGCTCGGAGAAGATGTTGCCGGAAATCTGCAAAATCAGATTACTGCTCTCGACACCAAAACGGACGGTTTTGACCCCCGCGCAACTACTTTCTCTGCCGATGGAAAGACCATCACGGAAATCGACTCGGCGGGGAACAAGAAAATCGAAACTGTGTTCACTTCCGATACAGTTATCACGCAAAAGCTCTTTAAGAAAGAGTCAAACGGAAGTTATTCCCTCGTAAACACTAAGACCATCACTTTCAGTGCAGACGGTCTAAACATCACAGAGGAGGTAGTGTAAATGTCTTGGGCAGAAGCAAAATGGACTGTTGACAGTCTGTTGCAGAAAATCGGGCAAGCCCCGAACAACATGAGGAGCTTTATCGCATACTCGCTTTCCGCGACCAGTATCGGCTTGAAATTTCAAGAACCCGCCGACAGCTATGACGCAAACAACAATCTGATTTGTTCTGTGGGCGGTGTAATGATTCGCATGAGCGATACTGGTTATCCGACCAAACCCTCTGATGGAACGCTCGTGGTGGACAACACCAATCTCGGTGCGTATATTAACACGCCCTTTACGGTGAACGGACTCACCAAGGGAAAGAAGTATTACTTCTCGGCGTTCCCGTATTCCGTACAGGGTGTTTATAACCTGTCGAGCAATGCGGCAAACAGAGCGGACGCTACCCCCGCCGCAGGTGAAATCGCCAATGTCACCATTTCTATTGATGATGATTCCGCATTTTCCAGTGTGGTAGTCACCTGTGTCGATGAAACGGAGTCCGCTTCTACGCAGTCGGCAACGCTCACCAAAACGAAGAAAACGACTTCCTTTGTCGTTCCTATCGGTCACACCTACCATATCGAGTACGGCGCGGAGGACGGGTACAGCAAGCCGGATAACACTACACCAAAGGTTTCTGTGGCAGGTACGACCTCGAACTACACGGCAACCTATTACTACTTTACGGCTACTATCGCTGTCACCTACCCCGCAGGTGCAACTTGTACCTGTGAGTGTGGGAGTACAAAGTACACCGCTCCTAATACCTCCGGCAATCATACTTTCCAAGTGCATAATGTCGGCACATGGACAGTAAAGGCAGTTTCCGGCTCTGATACAGACTCTAAGTCAGTATCTATCACTTCCTCCGGGCAGTCTCGTAGCGTGGAACTGTCTTTCGTGAAAATCTATGGTATCAGTCGTGACATTACGGCTACCTCTCCCGCTTGGGCGAGAACGGATTCCGCTGTCGGTAAGACTGCCAAAGCCACCGTAGGCACAACGGCGGGTTCGAGTGACTTCAACAACTGCTATCCTTGGAGCGGCATTGTCCGTGAAACCCTGTCCACGGGTGATGTAATGGTGAAAATCCCTAAGTTTTGGTATCGCCGTTATCGTAGTGGAAATGTGGAATATCTCAAGATTGCGGATAAAGCCACAAGCGGCTTCACGCTTCACCCCGCGTTCAATCACGGCGGTGTGACAAAGGATTATCTCTATGTGGGTGCTTATAAGACCACGAGCGGTAACAAGTCCGCTTCCGGCGTAAGCCCGTTGGTAAATCAGACGAGAGCGACCATGCGTTCCAATGCGAAAGCAAAGGGTACGGGTTGGGGCATTATCGACATTGCCGCACTCTCCGCAATTCAGATGTTGATTCTCGTGGAATTTGCCAACAACAATGTGCAGTCCGTCATTGGGCGCGGCTACTGCGACAGCAACAGCTCTGCCCTCAGTACAGGCACTTGTAATAATGTCAGTGGTCTCACGGGTAGACCTGCCGGGACAGACGGTAAGGTTGATGTAGTTTGGCGCGGTATCGAGGGTCTGTGGGGTAATGTTTGGGAATGGGTTGATGGTGTCAACTGGAACAACGGCGCTTACTATGTGTGCAATGACCCGTCCAAGTACGCAGACGATACCACTACGAACTATACCGCCCTGTCGTTCAAGGGCGCAACCAACTGGTCGAGTAGCTATATCACGCAGGAGGGTCTTGATACGGGTAGTAATCCTCATGTCATGCTCCCGTCTGCCGCAGGTAGCGGAAGCGAAACAACCTACGATTGTGACGCTTGTTGGTCTTCTACTGGTTGGCGCGTCTTCCTCCGCGGCGGTGCTTGGGACTCTGGCTCGATCTGTGGTCTCTTTACGGCTTATTTGGCCTCTGACTCGTCCTACTCGAGCTCGGGCTTTGGGTCGCGCCTGCTTTATATCCCCTCCTAAGGGGGTGCGGGGGATTTTCTCCCCCGCATAAGTGGGTGATACAAAACAGATAGAACTTCATAAGGCGAACAGTAAAAGCGCGTCTTCAAACACGGCGGTAATTGGAACAATGGCTCGAAATGTGGTCTCTTTACGGCTAATTTGAACAATGACTCGTCCAACTCGAACTCGAACATTGGGTCGCGCCTACTTTTGTTAAACAGCAGAAACCTATACAAAATACTGTCTCGCCGTACCCATTGGTAAAAAATAGTTTGGAGGGATAGGGTTAGTAAGTCTCTTGAAAGCCCTATAAGAAACAAAAGCATGAAAAGAATTGGTTTCCTATACGAACAGATAGTTTCGGAAGAAAATTGCAGACTGGCTATCATCAATGCCGCAAAACATAAGAAGAAACGCAAGAATGTTATGAAAGTAATAAACAATCTTGACTTTTATGTGAAAGACTTGTCTGAGCGGTTGGTTCGTTTAGATTTCACCTCTCCGTATCGGACTCGTATCATAAAGGACGGTCTGTCGGGCAAGGAGCGGGAGTTGCAGATTCCGGCGTTCTATCCCGACCAGTGCGCTCACCATGCAATCGTGCAGGTGCTACAACCGCTTATTATGAAATCCTCTTACCATTGGAGCTGTGCGAATATCCCCAACAGGGGTATCGACCGCGCCGCCAAGGGAGTGGAACGAGCGACCGTAAGGGACATCAAGCACGCGAAATACTGCGTGAAGATGGACATTCACAAGTTCTATCCGTCAATCCCGCATGACAAGCTAAAATCCTTTTTAAGTCAGAAAATCAAGGACAAAAAGGCACTTGGTATTATCCATTTGGTAATCGACTCATACCATAGTTCTCCCGGACACGGTATACCCATCGGAAATTACACCTCGCCGTGGCTTGCAGAGTTTTATCTACAATCGTTGGATTACTTCATCAAGCAAACCCTCGGTATACGCTATTATATCCGCTATGCCGATGATTTAGTCTTGATTGATAATAACAAGCGAAAGCTCCGAAAAGCCATGTACGCGGTTATGGATTTTGTGGGAAAGCTCGGCTTGGAGATAAAGCACGATTACCAGTTATTTCGTATTCAACGAAACTGCAAGAGCAAACAGCACCGTAGAGGGCGAAAGATTGACTTTGTAGGTCGCTGTTTCGGTATCAGAACCACGACCATACGAAAAAGACGCGCTCTCGCTCTTATGCGACAAAGCCGCCACATTCGGAAAATTCAAAAACGAAACGGAGTCGTATCGTTCCGTATGGCGGCAGGCTTCCTGTCACGGTGTTCCTGTTTCAAGCATACTGACTCGCTCGGTATGAAAAAGAAATATTACGATACAGTCAAAATTAGAAAATTAAAGGAGGTAGTCAGAAATGAGAGTAAAAGGAAATGTCTCTCCCGTAACCCTGTCGATGGAGTCTTACCTGCCGTTGGAGGGGTATGTAGAGGTCAGACTGCGTGAAAACATCAAAGAAGTCACTGACATTGACCCGCAGACGGAAACCTCTATCACCATGTTCGAGTATGATGAGTACACTTTCCTCTTGAAAGACCGTGAGGGCTTGCGAGAGGACATCGAAAGCAATCTTAATGATTGGCTTATCACTGGCAGAACGCTTGAGGTCAACGAAAGCGCAAGCATTGTGCAGGACATGAAAGCCGCACTGGAAATTTTGGGGGTGAAAGACAATGCGTAAATGGGAAATCGCCGCTATCAAGCGCAAAATGGAAATTGACGCCGCCGATGAGAAAGCCAATGACCTTGACATTATTGTGTCTGAGATTATGAAGTTGCCATACGGTCAGCTCAAAAAGGTTCTAACCCCGGAGGTCATGGAGGTTCTCAAGAAATATGGTTACGCGGAGTGATAATTATAAGAACAGGAGAGTAAGCCGATGGTTTCTGAAAGCACACTGATTATCAGTATTGTGGGAGCGGTCTTCGCAAGCACAGGTTTTTGGGCGTTCCTCACAAGTCTTATCCAAAGCAAAAAGTCCAAAGACAGCGCAGAGGGGCAAATGCTGAAAGGTCTTGGACACGACCGCATTTGCTATCTCGGTGAGTGTTATATTCAGCGCGGGTATATCACCAAAGACGAATATGAGAACCTGCATGATTATTTATACTTACCGTATAAAAAGTTGGGTGGAAACGGTACTGCCGAAAAGATTATGAAAGAGGTTGACCGTCTCTCACTCAAGGACAAGGAGGATTAACCTATGGACGAAAAGAACACTCACGATGTAGTTACGCCCGAAATGTTGGACGAACTGAGTAACGGAAAGGGGGACGATGAAGATGAGTAACAGTCCGCTCGTGAGCTACACTCGAATTTCTCCGAACAGAGGAAACACAATCAACAAGGTATGGAAGCCGGAAAGAACACGCGCAATCGACACAATCACAATTCATTGTGTCGTAGGGCAGTGTTCCGTGGAAACCCTCGGCAATGTCTTTGCCCCGACTTCTCGACAGGCAAGCTCCAACTACGGTGTTGGGTACGATGGCAAAATCGGTATGTATGTCGAGGAAAAAGACCGCTCTTGGTGTACCTCAAGTGCGGCGAATGACAACCGCGCTATCACCATCGAGGTCGCAAGCGATACCAAACACCCTTATGCGGTGAACGATAAAGCGTATGCCGCAATGCTCGACCTTGTAACCGATATTTGCCGCCGTAACGGTATCAAGAAACTGGTATGGTCTACGGACAAGAACAAGCGCATGAACCACTTGGACGGTTGCAACATGACCGTTCACAGGGATTATGCAAACAAGTCCTGCCCCGGTGATTATCTGTATAACCGTCACGGGGAGATTGCCGCAGAGGTCAACAAGCGGCTCGGAGCGACCGTTGACACACCTACCAAGGAGGACAAGCCTACACCCTCCGTGACGAGTTCCGTCAAGGCAGGTGATACCGTCAAAATCCTCTCCGGCGCGACCTACTACAACGGCAAGGCAATTCCCGGTTGGGTCAAGAACAAGAAGTGGATTGCCCGTGAGGTCAGCGGTGACAGAGCGGTTATCGACAAGTCTGAGGACGGAAAGAACGCGATTTGTAGTCCTATCAACACAAAGTATCTGAGTGTTGTTTCTGCCGCTTCTACGCCCTCTCAGAGCGCGTGGACACCGCAGGTAGGGGATTATGTCTCTTTCACGGGAAAAGTCCACTACGCAAGTTCTAACAGCGACAGAGAGGTGTCCTGCAAGGGCGGTAAGGCAAAGATTACGCAAATCTACACCAAAGGCAAGCACCCGTACCATCTTGTCAATATGGGTGGCGGGTGTACGGTCTATGGTTGGGTTGACCGAAGCACTTTCACAAAAGCGTAAAGGAGGTCTGATGGTATGCGGAGGGTAAAGAAAAAGCCGCCGAAAGAGTTCTCCAAAAAGATACTCATTGTGGCGGGTATCATCAACACGGTCGTTATCGGCTTTACGATGGTAATGATTTGGCGCACTCTCGACCTCACGCCGCTTGCCTACCTCATACCGTCCGTAGCCGCCGAAGTTGCCACGGGTACGGGATTTTATTACTCTAAGGCAAAGGTCGAGAACCGTATAAAGCTGATGAAGCAAAACAAAGTTACACCTAACGACACACATTTTTCCGAAAATTATTGAGGAGGTATTACCATGATTGACATTACCAATGTTGTTTCCGCAGTTATCACCCTGCTCGTAGCGGTCATTACCACTTTCCTTATCCCCTATCTGAAAGAGAAAGTGGACGCTGAAAAGTTCGAGAAAATCAAGGCGTGGACAAAGGTTGCTGTTGAAGCCGCAGAAATGATTTACAACGGTGCGGGTCGCG